GCATGAGAGTCAAGACACGACCAGAAGTGGTAGAGCCAGTGACAGTTGGAGCGTTAGATGTAACGTAAACGTCTACACCGTAAAGCTGACCAATCTGACCATTGTTGACACCACGACCGTTGACAAAGTCAGAAGACTGGTAACGATCAATACCCATGATTGTGTTGCGAATCACAGGAGGAATGATCAATACACGACTTTCCATAGGAACATCGGCATCATCCAACTTCTGAATCATGTTACGGAAAGCCGCATCAGAGAACGCTTCCAAAGCAGTAGAGTCATCATAGTCAATCAAGACATCAGATGCACCGTTGATTTGGTAGTGAGACTGAGTAGCATCAGCACCATCAGCAGTACCTGCATCGTTTGACACGTTCAACAACTCAGCGAACAGATCGTCATCGACTTGCTTAGCAAGAGCGTAACCTGCATCATCAGTGTAGAAACGACGGAGTGAATCCAACGCCTGTACTTCGGTGATGTCCTCGATCAAGCGTGAGTATTCGTAGTGCTTGTCGATCGTGATTACAACTTCTGTGTTAGCAGTCTGTTGAATTGTTACAGTGTCAGCCGCTGTCTTAGCATTGGCCGCGCCACGGACAGGCTTAGGAATGTGAAGAGTATCACCTTTCTTACCCGTCATAGGCATTTTGTTTACGAGGTTAGCAAGAACGAGGTTCTGCTTGTACGCCGCAATGATTTCATCTGACCACAGTTCTGGAATGAACGTAGCCGCGTTTGCTAAAGTAACGGTATTGTTACTTGCGGGGGTTAAGTTTGCCATTGTAAATATCTCCTAATAGCTATTTAACTCGACCCTCAGCATATGCTTGGCGAATTTCAGCCGCCATATCTTGATATCTGTTAGGGTCTGTTTGCATAAGTTTAATAATATCAGCACGACGATAGACTTTACGACTTGGACGTTCACCTGAGCCTCTAGCGTTTCCAGTAGAAGCCGCTTTAACTTGACGTTTGCGATCAGCTTTCTGAATCTCTGCAGTCTCTTGAACCATGCTTTGACGTTCTTTCCAGAGTGTCAATAGTTCATTAGCAGAATCATAGTCAAAGTTTTTGTCTGCTCTTTGATAAAGCTCAGACCGTACCTTTGAACCATGAACCCATTCTTGAAACTTCCCATCTTGAACAATTTCAATAAAGTCTGGATGGTTTGACTGAAGTTGCCCAAGAATCTGCTGTTGCTTCATTGCAAATGATGCTTCTTCTGCCTGTTTAACAGACGGATGATTGGCAATTGCTTTAGCTATCGCTTTGTCAGGGTCAGCGAAAAAGTCAATATCTTCTTCGTCTTGTTGTTGTGGGCTTGATGTGGCAATTTGAGACTTGACGAAATCATCAACAATTCGACGTAACTCACCAACTTCGGAAGACTGTTTGCCTAAAAGTTTTTCAGCTTCTTGATGCATTTGGACAATATCTCTAATGTCCTTACCCTGATACTTTTCAGGAATGTCATCTTCTACTTCTTCTACTTCTTCTTCAACATCTACAGGTTGCTCCTCTTCAGGAATCTGTTCTTCTTCAAAGTCTGCGAGTGCTTCCCCGTCTTCTGGTTGATATTCGGGACTCTCATCTAAAAAACGTGCCATATTGTTAAACTCCGTGGCTAAATGCCATTATGGAAGGGTTATTTACGAGCGGCTCTCTCATGATCCTTAGCCCACTTATCGTCTTTATCCGGCCAACCGTGACCAACGAAATGTGTTCGGACAGGAGAGATTATCCGTTCTGAGGTATCACCACACTCAAGGCAGGTAGTCAAACTATCAGTATGATCTACCCATTGTTCTTCAATGTGATGACAAGTTATGCACTTAAAGTCGTAACGTCTAATCATTGTTAGACAACTCTTCAAATGCATTTTGTATCCCAGTTTCAAAGCGTATAATGTTGAGTAACACTACACGTTGCCCTTGTAGCTGAGATAAATCTTTTTCGTTCTTAAGGTCATCAATAGAATGACTATCAAGAATGTCTTTTGATTCTTGAACAAATTGTTTCCAACCATCTGTCAAGAATAAATCAAAATAATTTTCGTAATACTTTTGTTCTTCAGGACTCAATTGAGTTTCTCCTGTAATGTATCCCACTATTATAACATAATTAGTCTAATTTGTCAAGATGTTTCTTGACTCTTAGTTGTTTTTGTGGTACGTGGTGCTTTAGCTTCCTCAAGTTCCTTGATTCGCTTATCGAGTTTTGTCAAGATATCATTCATTTGTTCAATGACTTCTTGGAACTCTTTTTTAGTTACTACCATTACTTCCTCTCATTTGCATTTCAACAATGTCTTCTTTCGTTTCAATCTCACGTTGCTTCAGTGCTAACTCTGCTACTTGCTTACGGCGATTAAACTCTTGCTCTGTAGGATCAGTGCCCATGCCTTTCATGACTGCCGCAAAACGATCTGTTTCTGCTTCAATTGGCATTAACTGTGTCTCAACTTGATTTTGTTCAATTCTTGATATAACTTCTGCAGTTTGTGCTTTAGTGTACTCAAGAATAGCTTGTTCTTTAGCCATCTGAAGTTGTTGCAATTGTTGTTGCATTTGTTGTTGTTGTGGGTTAGGTTGACTTGCTTTTTGCAATCCTTGAATAATTTCTTCACGGTTACTTAAGTTCATATTGTCAACAATAGACTGAATCAACAAAGCGTACATAGGAGAATCAGGACTCATTGTTTGTAAGAGTTGTACAATTTGTGTAACCTCATATTCACGGGCAATAATACCCAACGAGCTTGAGGCAACAAACTTAAAGTCACTAACCGGGTATAACTCAGGGTTAAACTGCATATACCGATGTGCGGCTTTTGTCACAAAAGGCAGTAAGAACGCATCTTGGAAGTTAATCAATGTACGCTTGTGACGCTTAATAATTGCCCCCAGTGACATTGAAATACCTGCCGCTGTTGCATCTCCATTAATTGAACCCGGAATCCCTGCGGCATCAATTGCGCCTGTAGCCATCTGAACCATCTGCTGTAAGGTAGCGGCTTGGTTAAATGTATTTGGGTCTAACTTTCCAAAGTTAAAGGGCTGTAGAATCTCAGCAGGATTACCATTTGTCAAGATAGCCTTACCCGGACGTACTTCTAGTTTAGCTCCACGAGGAAGCCTAGAAGCGTCCACAGCCATCATTGGGTGTACTGTGAGTGCCAAGGCATCAATACGAGCACGTAGTTCGGTATCAAGGGCTTTCTGAGCATTATACCCTTTCTCACAAACACCACGGCCCCAGAAGCGTCCCGGTACAACATCCCAAGGGAATGCAACAACAGGACGATCTTGCATCATGTACGGATTAGACTCAGCTTTGAGCAATACACCACCATTAGCAATGACAATAACAGCTTCGGTGTACTCTGGTTCACCTTCTTTTTCTTCTGCGTTTTCGTCTTCTTCACCTTCATCATCAATAGCGTTTAGAAGGTAGGTAGGTACAAGACCATAGTACTTCGTCAGGCGGACTTTATCATCCATGTAGATGGTAAGGTCTTGGTCAGGCTCAATGTCCGTGTCAGGAGCCGCTACGGCAACGTCAACGTCAAAGTAAATACCTGCTTCCTGTGCTTGTGTGACTTGGTGCAGTGGGACAAACTCATCAATAGCAACACCTAAGGCTTCTTCAATAGATGTCGCTACAGGGTCAATCAAGAAGTTCTGAGGCATGACAGGACGGAGCTTAACTAATGTACGAGTGCTCTCATAAACCCCAATAGCCTCCATTCCGCCGTCCATGATTGGTTGAGTAGCAGGTCTCAACTCTTTCACTTCATCCAGAATAATCTCACCCACGCCTGTCCCAAAAACTGCAGAGTTAATGAGGCACTCTGCAATAGACTTACGAGCCTGAGCAAACTTCATGTCTTCGTCAAGCTGTGTACGGAGGACTTGAATGTCGCCTTTTTGTTGATCTTGGTAGTCATCAGCAATGTCGAACCACTTCCCTCTTCCGAATGTCGCTTCTTCTACTTCAGCTACACTGGACTCTACCGCTTGTTGAAGAGCAGGGGAGATCAAACGTGAGCGTTCTGAAGACCGCATAGAATCTTCTTCCGCCCAAATACCTCGCCATAGGCGATAGTACTCATCAAACTTTTCTTGGTAGTTTGACTCAAAGTGGTCACGCCATTGGTTACATTTGTGGATTACCCATCCTTCTAATGAGCCAATGTCTTCTTGGTTATGATCATAGTCCATGTTAATATCCTGCTACTGGATCAAGTATTTCAAAGTCGTCTTCTTCATAATCGTAGTAGTACGACACCTTAGCGAGTTGGTCAATGTAGGCTAAAGAGTCCACAAGGTCATCGTGGACAAGATGGTTTGGAAACTGAAATAGCTCGTCCATAAACTCTGCATTCCAATCGCCCTTGTTTAGTGTAATCTGTCCATGCTCAAAGCGTCCTTGAAGAGCCCAAACTACACGATCAGTTTTCTTCTTGTTCCCGTGGGTCAACTCTTCCACCCTGAAGAACCGTTGCTTTGACTTCATTAAGTCGGTAAGGTAAGGGAGTACCGCATTCTTTAGGGCTCCTTTTTCTATACCAACTGCGACTGGTTGATAGGCATGAACAGCGTCGAATATTTTTTTTGCGGTTTTCTTGATATCCCATCTTCCATGTACAATGTCGGCTACCCACCATCCGTCTTCGTTCGCTTTGACGATTGAGATGGCTGTTTGGTCGAGCTTGGTGTTCTTGGACTTAGTTGCAGATTCAACATTAGCAAAACCCGCAAGGTCAACTGAAATATAATAATCACCAAACTCAGGCTCTTCATCATCAAACTTAATCCAATCCTCTTTGAAGATTTCAGAACCGCTTGCTTCAAACGATGCCATAAATTCCTGTCGGAATGCATAGGACGACATGGACTTCTTAGCTGTATCAATTTCGTCTGGATCGAGAAGCGGGTTGTCGTAAGACGTAAAATGCCAAGCCTTATAGCTATCGTCATCTGACAAAGTAGCGTAGTTATATAGTTCATAAAAGTGGTTACGGCCCATTGGTGTCCCAATGAACATCGCATCTCCCTTTTGGTCGGCAAGAGCAGGTCTCAGGATTTGTTCCCAGACACTAGGCTTCATATCCGCATATTCGTCCATAACAAGGAACTTAAGGGATACACCACGCATGGTCTCCGGTCTGTCAGCACCCTTGAGGGAGATAGTACAGCCGTTGATCAATGTAATCTGTAGGTTGTTAATGTGTGAGCTTTTGATCACTGGGTGGGCTAACTCAAGCAGAGTAGACCACATAATGTCCCTAGCTTGCCCTTGAGTAGGGGCAACATAGAATACTTGTCCACGCTCAGTCTGTAGGGCGTTGATAATAAGCAACCAAGCCGCTAGGCGGGACTTACCAGTACGACGACCTGCGGCAACAATCTTGAAACGCACAGGGTCACTAAAGACATCCTGTTGCCACGGAAGGAGTTCGACATTGAGTTCTGTACTCAAGCCTTAGCCTCTTTCATGATGTCGACAAGCTCTTTACTACGGCGACCGACTTGACGATACCACTTAGAATCAATCATCTCATTAGCGGCCATTAGGTAGTTACCTTCATTGACGTAACGTAACATATTCTTGAACTTAGATAGACGATTACGACCAAGGTTGAACGCCATGTTGACTAAGACACGTTGAGCGTCTGTCGCTTGTCCTGCAAAGTTTAAGACAAGAGTAC